CCGGGCCGATGATGCCCGCGCCGGTAGGAGATCGCCCCCCGCCGCGCCCTACATAGCTATATAGGACAGGACCGCCCCGCGCCGGGCCGATGATGCCGCCGATCTGCACCCCGCGCCGGGCCGATGATGCCCGCGCCGGTAGGAGATCACGCCCCGCCGCGCCATACATAGCTATATAGGAGAGGGCAGCAGCACCCCGCCCCGCTGGACAGATCGCCCCGGACAGGCCGCGCCGGGCCGATGATGCCCCGCCCGCCGCCGCTGGACAGGAAGCACCCCGCCGCCGCCCCGCGCCGGGTCGAATCGGTGACAGGCTGTCACCAGTTCAGCCCGCCCCGCGATACCTTAAAGGATGCCCGCCGCCGGTGTTTTGCCGCCGTTTTTCCGTCATTTTGCCGGGGTTTTGGGCTGTTTTGGCGGGATTTTTCCCGGATTTTTGGCGATTTTGACGGCTGAAAAAGTCCGATTTTTCGGTCTTTTCTTCCTTTTTCTACCATTTTCCGGGCCACCGGCAAGGTACTGGGGAGGAAGATTCTTCCACTCACGGGTCCGAAAGCCCGAAAATTTTCTAGGTATAGGGGCTTTTTTGCACTTCCCCGGAGGGGGGTCTGAAAAAGTTAGGGGGGATTTTTTCGGGAAAATTTTCAAAATGATACACTGTGATACACTTTTCCGGGTATAATGGGTACAGTGAAAAGTAAGCGAAGCTCCACGGCGTTATGTCGTGGGGCTTTTTCTTTTGCGCGGATTCGAGAAACGGGGTGCAGGAGTGATGCAGGATGCCGAAGCGGAACGACAAGCGCGACACCGCCAAGGCTGAGTACGTCAAGCGGCGGAGGTCGGGCGAGAAGATCAACCTCAAAGAGTTTGCGGCCACGCTGGGCGTGACCTACGGCACGGTTCGCAACTGGAAGAAGATCGACCGGTGGGAGGATGCCATAGAGCGCAAGCGCGGCGGGCAACCCGGCAACAAGAACAGCCGGGGCAAGAAGAACGCCAAGGGCAACACCGGTGGCGGTGCGCCGGACGGCAACACCAACGCCGAGAAAGACGGCGCATATAGCACCATCCACCTTGACCGGCTGACCGAAGAGGAACGGGCGTGGCTGGATGCGATACCAACCGGGGCCAGCGCGAACAACGCCTATGAGTTGAAGCTGCTGCGGATTCAGCAACGGCACATCATGGAGAAGATCGCGGAGTACGAAAAGTGCAACCCGGAAGAACTGTTCACAGCCACAATCACAGATATGCGCAAACCCGGCCCGGATGCCGAGGGCAAGACGGCGGACAGTGCCGTGCAGAAGATGGCGATGGTCAACAAAGACAGTGCCTTTGTCCGGGTGACGCAGTTGCGGGAAGCTCTGAACAAGGTTTCCGGCAGAATCATTTCCCTTACGACCCAGATTCGCCAGCAAGAAGAATTTGAAAAGCGGTACGCTCTGGAACTGGCCCGCCTTGACATTGCAAAGATGCGGGCGACCGGTGAGGTAGACGTAGACCCGGAGGGGGACGAAGAGGATGAAGAAGAAGCTCCACACGACAAAGATAGTGGCGCAGTATCTTGACCTGTCCGAACGCCGGGTACGCCAGCTCCGGGACGAGGGGGTGCTGGAAGAGAAAGCCCCCGGCCTATACGATCTGCGTTCCAGCGTCCGGCGGTACATCAACTACCTGCGGGGCGACGAGGGCGGCAAGGCTGATCTCAACGAAGAGCGGGCGAAGCTGACCAAGGAAAAGCGGATCGCTGCTGAAACCGAGAACAAGGTGCGGAACGGTGAGCTTTACCGCAAGTCGGATATTATGACCGGCATGACCACCATCGTCATGAACCTGCGTTCGAGATTGCTTGCCCTGCCGAACAAGCTGGCGGCGAACATCGCCAAGCTGGACGGCGACGAGGACAAGATCATGGATTTGCTGCAAAGCTCCCTCCACGAGATCATGGAAGAGTTTTCAAATTATCAGGTCGCATTGGAGCGGCCAAAGGATGATGAAGATGAACAAGACGGAGAAAAAACCGGATAAGCCCGGAAGCAAGTGCAAGGGCTGTCCGTGGGGTAAGCGCATCCATCAGCGGCTTATCCTGTGTATGTTCCCGGAATGCGTCAGGGGTGAGTCGAAACGTGAAGAAGAAACGGATCGTAAAACTTGAACCGCAGACCGTGGAGCTGTTCGCGGAGGTTTTGGGCAAGCTCCGTCCGCCACCGCCGCTGACCGTCAGCCAGTGGGCGGACAAGTACCGGGTGCTGTCCGCTGAGTCCAGCGCAGAGCCGGGGCGGTGGCATACAGAGAAAGCCCCCTACCAGCGGGCTATCATGGATGCCATTGGCGATCCTCACGTCCGGTCGGTTGTCGTCATGTCAGCAGCGCAGATCGGCAAGACGGATGCTTTCATCCTCAACCCGTTGGGCTACTACATGGACTACGCACCCTGTCCGGTGATGTGTATGCAGCCGACCCTTGACATGGGACAAACGCTCTCGAAAGACCGCATTGCTCCCATGATCCGGGACACGCCCCGGCTTACCGGCCTTGTAGATACCAAGAGCCGGTACGCTGGCAACACCGTCATGAAGAAGAATTTTCCCGGCGGACACATCACCATTGTGGGTGCAAACAGCCCGTCCAGCCTTGCCAGCCGCCCCATCAAGGTGCTGCTGGCGGACGAGATTGACCGTTACCCCAAGAGCGCGGGAACTGAGGGCGATCCACTTGATCTGGCAAAGAAACGCCAGACGACCTTTTGGGACTACAAAACCGTCATGGTCAGCACTCCCACCATCAAGGGAGACAGCCGAATCGAGGATGCCTACTTGCTTTCTACGCAAGAGGAATGGAACGTACCCTGCCCGGAATGCGGAGCATACCAGCCGTTCCTCTGGGAGAACGTCAAGTTTGACCCGAATGATCTCGACAAGGGCGTGAGCTACGTCTGCCGGGAGTGTGGCTGCATCGCCAACGAATACCGGTGGAAAGAGCAGGGCATTCACGGCAAGTACGTTGCAGCCAACCCCGGCGCAGAAGCCAGAGGATTTCACCTGAACACGCTGGCTTCAACCTTTGTGGGCTGGAAAGAGGTCGTGCAGAAGTTCATAGAAGCCAAGATCGCCCTTGACCACGGCAACCCCGAACAGATGAAAGTTTGGGTGAACACCGAGCTGGGCGAAACGTGGGAAGAGCGTGGAATCCAGTTGGAGGACACCGAGCTGTTCAACCGCCGCGAAATCTACGCCGCAGAAGTGCCGGACGATGTTCTGTATCTTACTGCCGGTGTTGACGTGCAGGACGACCGCTTTGAAGTTGAGGTGGTCGGCTGGGGCGAGGGTGTGGAGAGCTGGGGCATCCGCTACCAGAAAATCTACGGCGATATGCTGTCGGATCAGGTGTGGGACGACCTTGATAACTTCCTGCTCCAAACGTGGCGCAAGGCGGATGGCACGGCCTACCCACTGTTGGCTACCTGCATCGACTCCGGCGGACACCACACCGACGCGGTGTACCGGTTCGCCAAGGAACGGCTCAACCGCCGCATCTTTGCGATCAAGGGCATGGGCGGCAGCGGAGTCCCGTTCATCCGCAACCCGTCCAAGAACAACCGCGTCAAGGCGGAGCTGTTCATTCTGGGCGTTGACGCTGGCAAGACGACCATCTACCAGCGGTTGGAGGTCAAGACCCCCGGACCGAACTACTGCCATTTCCCGTCCAACCCGGAAGCGGGTTACACGGAGGAATACTTCAAGGGCTTAACGGCTGAGAAGAAAGTGGTGCGGTTTGTGAAAGGCCGCTTGAAAGAATACTGGGAAATCAAAGACAAAGAGCATAAACGAAACGAGCCGTTGGACTTGCGCAATTACGCAACCGCGGCTCTTGCCATTTCTCGCCCTGTGCTGAAAAAGACGGACGCAGACGGAACCACCGTCCAGCCGGTCAAGAAAGCGCGGGGCCGTCGTCAACTTTCGGGAGGTATCTAAATGGCAGGAATTACGCTGGAAACAGCACAACGGATGCTGGACGTTTGGGTAGCCGCCGAAGAGAGCGTATCGCACGGCCAGAGCTACCAGATCGGCAACCGGTCGCTGACCAAAGCCGACCTGACGCAGATCGGTAAACGAATCGAATACTGGTCGAACAAGGTGACGGAACTTTCCCGTCAGCGGAACGGCAGGAACCGGATGGGGCATTTTGTACCCCGTGACCTGTAAGGGAGGGCTGACATGGGAATGTTTGATAGCCTGCTCACGGCGATTGCCCCGGAGCGGGCGGTGAAACGTGCTGCCGCACAGTCGGCAATACGGGCAATCAATTCGGGCTACTCCAACTATGGAGCCAGTCTGCACAAGAAATCCATGCGGGGCTGGACATGGCACGGAGGAAGCCCGAAAGAGGACATCGAGGATAATCTTCGAGTCCTGCGGGAAAGAAGCCGCGATGCCTTTATGGGCGTTCCGCTGGCGACCGGTGCAATCAAGACGATGCGCACCAACGTGGTGTGCGGCGGCTTGACCCCGACACCCCAGATCGACAACGCCTTTCTGGGTATCTCCGATGAAGAAGCCCAGAAGATCAACGCCCAGATCGCACGGGAGTTTGGCCTGTGGGCGAACAAAGCGACCTGCGATGCAGACCGGCTCGATAACTTCTATATGCTCCAACAGCTCGTGTTCACGGGTTTCCTGCTGAACGGTGACGCTGTGGCAGTGCTGCAAAACAAGAAGTCGCCCGGTGTGCCGTATGATCTGCGGCTGCGGATCATCGAAGCCGACCGGTTATGTTCGCCCGGCTTTATGGATGTGCTTTCGCCTTGCGAGATCAACGGTCGCCATGTTGAAAAGATCGTGCAAGGTGTTGAAACCGATGCAGCGGGAATGGTCGTTGCCTACTGGATTTGCGACCGTCACCCGCTGGCAAGCACGGCGGCGGCTGGCCTTGCAGCATCACACTGGACAAGGGTGGAAGCCTACGGCGCAAAGACCGGGCGGCAAAACATCCTGTGCCTGATGCAGCGTGACCGCGCCGGTCAGGTACGGGGAGTGCCGCTGCTGGCTCCGGTGCTGGAAAGTTTGAAGCAGCTGGGCCGCTTCACGGACGCAGAACTGACCGCAGCGGTCGTCAGTGCCATGTTCACGGTTTTCATCAAGAAAACGGATCAGTCTGACGAGATACCGTTTGGCGAGATGCTTCCGCCGGAGGTGCAAGTGGATGCCCCGGACAAAACCAGTGTAGAGCTGGCTCCCGGCGCGTTTATCGACCTGAATCCCGGCGAAGATGTACAGTTTGCAGACCCCAAACATCCGACCACGGGATTTGAAGCGTTCATGAACGCCATTGTGAAGCAGATGGCCGCAGCGTTGGAAATTCCGTCCGAGGTGCTTTACAAACAGTTCAGCACAAGTTACTCAGCGGCGCGGGGCGCACTGAACGAGTTCTGGCGAACAACCGGGATGCACCGTGACTGGTTTGCAGATTATTTCTGCCAGCCGGTCTACGAAGCATGGTTCCGGGAAGCTGTGTGCAAGGGCAGGATCAAAGCCCCCGGTTTTCTGGTTGACCCGGCTGTGGCCGCGGCCTACATGAACTGCACATGGAACGGCCCGGCACGGACAAACCTCAACCCCAAGGATGAAGCCGCAGCCGCCCAGATGCGGGTGAACAGCGGCTTCTCTACGGCAGCACAGGAAACCGCCCAAATGACCGGCGGAAGTTACGAAGCAAATATGCGGCAACGGAAATCCGAAGCCGCACTGAAACGGGAGGTGGACGAAATTGCAGGAGCACAAGCACAACAGCAAACCGCTGTTCCTGAACGGAACGGCGGCGACCCCGGCAAAGACGAATAATAAGAAATTTTGGGAGTTCCGCAATGCAGCCGACACCGGCGGCACGGCGGAACTTCTGCTTTATGGCTACATCAGCGAAACGAGCTGGATGGGCGATGAAGTGACCCCGAAAGAGTTCGCCGCTGATCTTGCGACGATCCCGGCAACGGAGGATTTGACGGTGCGCATTTGCAGCGGCGGCGGCGACGTTTGGGCTGCACAGGCAATCGGTGCGCTGCTGGAAAATCGGATCGGCACAGTCACGGCACAGATCGAGGGCATTTGCGCCAGTGCCGCAACCATCGTGGCAAGCCATTGCAAGGTGGTCAAGGCGGCGGAAGATGCAACATACATGATCCATCCCATCCGGGTGAACCCGAACGGGTTTGTGGACATGGCGGGCTTACAGCAGCTTATGGATGCGCTGACCGTGATGCGTACCAACGTGCTGAACCAGTACGCCAAAAAGACCGGCCACACCGTCGAGGAAGTGGCGGCGTGGATGGATGCTACATCGTGGTGGTCTGCAAACGAAGCCAAAGAACACGGCTTTGTGGATGAAGTCACGACCGGCAACCAAACCAAGGCACAGGTCGAAAACCGCAACGGTGCGCTGTTCATCAACAGCGTTGCCGTGCCGGGTGCTTTCGACGATGCCCCTGAATTTGTACGAAACCGCGCTGTGGTGGCCCCTGCCGCAGAGGGCGGTTTTGTAAATACCACCGACAACAGCAACCCGGCGGAAGAGCCGGACAACGACAACGGAGGAACCGAAATGGAGTTCAAGAACAAAGAAGAGCTTCAGGCGGGCTGTCCTGATCTGGTCAATGAGATCGTGAACGATGCCCGTGCAGAAGCACAGAAGCAGGAACGTGACCGTCTTGCCGCCATTGACGAGATCGCAGACACCATCCCGTCCGAGCTGGTGGCAGAAGCCAAGTATGGCGCAAAGGCTTGCACCGCACAGGAGCTTACCTACCGCGCCGCTCTGGATGCAAAGAAGAAAGGCCATAAGCTGCTGGACGATGTGCAGGACGACGCACAGGCCAGCGGCGCAAATGCCGTGGGCGGTGCAACCGCTGGCGGTGTGGGCGGTACTGGCGTGACCAACACCAAGCCGACCGATGCCGAGAAGCGGGCCGCTTTCAAGAACCTGCTGCACCCCAAAAAGGAGGACTGACCTATGGCAACTAAGATGCTGAGTGAAAAGCTGGGCGAGGTTGAGTACGACAACCTGATCGTGGGTCTGACCCCGCCCAAGCGCGTCGGTGCTGGCAAGATCGCCAGCACCGGCAGTAAAGAAGCAACCTATACCCGCGGTACTGTGTTCGCCAAGAGCGCAAAGGACGGCAAGCTGTACATTCTGGGCAGCACCGCAGCTTCCGGCGACACGCTGACCGCTGACTGCATCCTGACCGACGACGTGACCGTCCCGGCCACCGGCGATGCGACCACCACCGTTTATCTGGCTGGCTGTTTCAACCCGGACAAGCTGGTGGTCAAGGACGAGTACACCATGACCGAAGCGGACAAGAGCGCACTGCGCATGAACGGCATTGCAGTCCTGCCCGTGACTGAGATGTGAAAGGAGGATACATACAATGGCTGAGATTCTTCTGAATTTCTTCGACAACATCATTCTGGCAACAGCCGTTGAAGAGGTCGTCCCGGCGGTCGGCTTCTTCAAAGATCGCTATTTCCCGACCGGTGCAGGTGACATTTTCAAGGCCGACAAGGTTATTACCGAGTACCGCGACGGCGACCGCAAACTGGCCGCGTTTGTTGCTCCCCGTGTTGGCGACATTCCCATGACCCGCCGCGGCTATGAGATCACCAGCATCCAGCCCGCCTACATCGCACCGTCCCGTCTGCTGACGCTGGACGAGCTGACTAAGCGCGGCTTTGGCGAAGCAATCTATCCCGGCATGGACGAGCAGCAGAGAGCCGCCCGCCTGCTGGTGGATGATATGGCCGACATGGATGCCCGCATTACCCGCCGCGAAGAGTGGATGGCTGCGCAGACCATGATTAACAACGGCTGCGATATGGTGGAGTACATCGACGATGTGACGCAGGGCGACACCAAGCAGGTGCGCTTCTTCACCGGCGAAAAGAGCGACCACCTGTATACCGTGGCAAAGAAGTGGAACGAGACTGGCGGCGATTATCGCAGCGATGTGCGTAATATGTGCCGTATGCTGTCCGCTCGTGGCCTGCCTGCCGCCGATCTGGTCCTCGGAACGGATGTTGCTGATTACATCCTGACCGATGAAGCAACCCAGCGGCTTCTGGACAAGAACAGCGGTATCATCACCGGCGAGATTCGCCAGCAGCTTTCCAAGTACGACGGTGTTGTGCTCATGGGCACTCTGAACTTCGGCGGCTTCATGCTCACCGTGTTCAGCGTTGATGAAACCTACTCCGACGACCACGGCCTGACGAAGAAGTATTTCCCCGCCGATGCTGCCATGGTGACTGCTCCCAACTGCGGCCACATGATGTACGGCTCCATCACCCAGATGGATTACGGTCAGGTGAACTACTCGACCTACGCCGCAAAGCGTGTTCCGAAGTTCGTCGTGGATCAGGACAAGGACACCCGCAAGCTCCGTCTGGGCTGTCGTCCTCTGGCCGCTCCCAAGAACAGGAACCCGTACATCTTCGCCGCAAACGTGGTGGGCTAAACCGGAAAGGAGCAGCTACATGAAGATCGTTCAGATCATCGCCGGTGGTTACGGCCACCGCCCCAAGGTACACGCCCCCGCCAAGCTGATTATGGCGGGGGAATTTGTTTGCCTTGATGATGCCGAAGCCGCCCGCCTTGTGCAGCAGGGCGTGGCAGTCTATGGAGAACCGGACGAGGAAACCCGCGAGATCGTGGAACAGGCAGATGCCGACAGCGGTGTGCCTGAACCGCAGCCCGCAGCGGAGGACAAACCGACCCGCAGAAAGGCCCGCAAGACCTCCGCGGAGTAACGGGTGCAACCATGACCGACTTTCTGGAAATGGCAATGGCCGACATTGACGAGGTTTTCTTTCAAGAGTTTGTCGAAAAGCACACCATCGACGGAGAAAAGTTCGATGTTGTGCCGTATGAGGTAGACCTGAGAGAACGCAAATCGCACTGGGAAGCCGGAGCCAAACAAAACTTCGACCAAGGCTTGTACATTTCGCAAAAGCAATTTTTTGTCCGGGCAGAAGATTATGGTCCCGCTCCGAAAATCGGGAAACCGATGGAGTATGACAACATCACATACTCGGTGAAAAACTGCCAGACGGAACATGGCCTGTATCTGGTCACATTGGAGAGGGTGCGGCAGTAATGGCAAAAGCAATCTACGATGTGCAAGTGCCGAACATCGGTGAGGTGGAACGTGCGCTCGGTGATCTGCATGACAAGGCTCCCAGAGCCATGAAAAATGCAGTAAACCAGACCGCAACGAGAGCCAAGAACATGATGGTGCGGCAAGCACGGCTTCGGTATGCCGTAAATTCTGCTGGCCGTCGTCACCTGAATGCGCTGAAAATCCGCAACAGGGCAACGACACAGAATCCAACGGCAGAGATTTTTATTTCCAGCCGCCGAAACGATCTGGGCGATTTTCAGTCGAACCCGTCTGTTCCGCACATGGGAACAAGCTGGGTGCTGTCGCCTGAGTTCCACACTTCCCGCGTCTTGAAGAAAAACCCGATGGCCCCGCTGACCGGCGGACAGACCGATTACGGTCAGGCGAGTAAGGGCTTTCTGGTGAAGTTCGACAGTGGACACGTTGGCATGGTGCAGAGGATTCTCGGTCGTCCGGCGACAAACCCGAAATCGACAAGATGGAGGAACAGGAACGGCATCGTAGAAAAACTCTACGCCATGTCCAGCCCGTCGGCCAGTGCTATGCACAGTACGGTATGGCGGGAAGAGGTGGAGCCGGACAGCGAGATCATCTTGCAGGAGCGGTTACAGCATGAGGTGTCCAAGATTCTGCTGCAAGCCGGGAGGAAAGCAAAGTGAGAGAAAGCAACTATACGCCGGTTGACGCTGTGAAGTGTCTGCACGAAGAGCTTGAAAAACTCTTTGAGGGCAAGACGTTCAGCGGTCAGGGCAAAGATAAGCCGCTCAACATCTTCGACTTTGAATTTCCGACCGACTTCGGCAACGACGAAGATGTGGACACAGTAGCCGCCGCCGCCCCGTTTATTCTGGTCAAGGCCGCAGGTTGGAGCATCGACAAGATGGAAGAACCGGAACTGGTGGACATGAGCCTGATTATTTGTACATACCAGACACCCAGCCGCAATAAGGCGGAGGGAGCGCGGGACATGAAAGCCCCGGCGGTGCTGGATTTGTACAACATCATGCAGGATTTGGCCCAGCATTTCCGCGTCTACAACGTCTTTGGCGATTACTTCAACGTGCTGCTCCCCATTGATTGTGCGATCCAGCAGGATAACACAAGTCCGTACTACTTCGCTACCGTGCAGATGGACGTGACCTGCCCCAGCATGAGCAGCGAGAACAACCCGGAAATTGAGGTGTTAATATGAGCGAGAGAAAGCAAACCGCCGCAGAGAATACCACAGCGGTGGAAAAGACCGGCCCTGTTGTGTACTGTGGCCCGTCCGTAAAGAACACTGTGAAGCAGTTTACCGTGTACAGCGACGGCGACGCGCTGCCGGATGCGGTGACTGACTTCCTGAACAGAATCCCGGCGGCACGGGGCCTGATGGTTCCCATCGCCGACTTCGCAAATACTCGCGCAGCTCTGGAAAACCCCAAGAGCGGCGCGGGTATTATTTTTGCCGCGGTTAAGGCGGCACTGAACTAAAGGAGGGAGTAACGCATGGCAGTTTATAAGCATGGCGTTTACGTCACTGAGCAGCCGACCGGTGTTGTTGCGCCGGTACAGTCTACCGCTGGTTTGCAGGTGGTGATCGGTACTGCGCCGATCAACCGCGCCAGCGACCCCTATCACTGCACCAACACCCCGATGCTGGCAAACACCCTGAAAGGTGCGACCGCAGCGGTCGGTTATAGCAACGACTACGACAAGTACACCATCTGTCAGAGCATGGGGGCCTGTTTCAAGGTGATGGGCGTTGCGCCGGTGATCCTGATTAACGTCCTCGACCCCAACAAGCACAAGAAGGACATGGCAGAAACCACCGTGCAGGTCAACAGTGGCGTTGCAACTGTGGAGCAGAAAGACATTCTGCTGGACAAGCTGGTTGTCAAGTCCGCATCTACGACCCTGACCGCTGGCACGGACTACACCGCAGCCTTTGACGATGACGGTTATGTGACCATTGCCATCATCCCCGGCGGAAAGGCCGCGAGCGCAACCAGCCTGACCGTGAGTGGTGTGCAGATCGACCCCGATGCCGTTACCGCCGCCGACATTGTGGGCGGTGTGAATGCCAAGGGCGTAGAAACCGGCATGGAGGTAATCCGTCAGATTTACCCCGCGCTGAACATGACCCCCGGTATTCTGCTGGCTCCCGGTTGGTCGGAGAATGCTACCGTTGCCGCTGGCTTGCAGGCGAAAACCGGCAACATCAACGGCGTGTTCCGGGCTGTTTGTATCGTGGATATTGACAGCTCTGCCACAGGTGCAACCACCTACACCGAGGTAAAGCAGCAGAAAGAGAAGCAGGCCATCACGAGCGCGAACTGCTACCCGGTCTGGCTGTACGCCAAGGTGGGCGATGTGGTCTATGCCGGTTCTGCTATGGCCGCTGCACTGACCGTGGCGACCGATGCAGCCAATGGCGACATTCCCTATGTCAGCCCGTCCAACAAGACGCTGGCAATCTCCGCCGCCTGCCTGAAAGACGGCACGGAAGTGCTGCTGGATCAGGAGCAGGCAAACGTCGTCAACTCGTTCGGCGTGGCAACGTGGCTGAACATGAACGGCTTCCGTCTGTGGGGCAACAATACGGCCTGCTACCCCGGCAACACCGACCCCAAGGATCGCTGGTTCAGCGTCCGCCGCTTTATGAGCTGGGACGATAACACGTTCATTCAGACCTACTTCCAGAAAGTCGATGATCCGCTGAACAAAAGGCTTATCGAAGCTCTGGTGGACAGCGAGAACGTGCGCGGCAACAGCTTTGTTTCCCGCGGCATTTGCGCCCGTCATGAGATTCAGTATATCGAGAGCGAGAACCCGACCACCTCGCTGCTGAATGGCTGCATCACGTTCCACAAGTACCTGTCCCCGTTCAACCCGGCGGAGGACATCGAAGAGCTGGTGGAGTTCGACCCCAACGCGATCTCTGACGCGCTGGGCGGCTAAACGAGAAAGGAGGATATGAGTTATGGCACTGGATACTAACCTGACCCCGGAAATTGTCAACAGTTTCAACGTCTACATTGACGGCGTGAAAGCCATCGGCACGGCCCCGGAGATCACCCTGCCGCAGATCACCTCGGAAACTATTGATGTTTCCGGTTCTGGCATCCTCGGAAAGATCAGCGCACCGAACATCGGCCAGTTTGAGAGCATCGAGCAGGAGGTTTCTTTCAACCTCGTGTATTCGAGCTTTGTCAACGTGCTGTCCCCGAAGCGTCAGGTCAATCTGACTTTCCGTGTGGCGCAGCAGGCGGTCGATAAGAGCCTTGGCTATGCCTACAAGGGCCTGCGAATCGTCGAGATCGGTCGTGTCAAAGAGTTCACTCCCGGCAAGATCAAGGCGGGCGAGGGCATGGAAGCAAAGGTCAAGCTCGAACTGACCTACCTGATGATCGAGAACGACGGCGAAGAGATTATCGCCATCGACAAACTGAACGGTATCTACCGTGTGCAGGGTGAGGATATGCTGGCGGATGTTGCCGCTCTGATCTGATCCCAAAGGAAACGAATGACCGCCCCGAAAGACCGGGGCGGTCAATTTTTTGTATCTGACAGAAAGGAAACTTCATCATGGAGAAGAACATTTCTACCACCGCAGAGCAGACCAAAACCGCAGAGGTCAAGAAGAACCCGAAGATCATCGAGCTGGCCCGTCCCTATAAGTTCGACGACAAGGAGTATACCGAGATCGACCTGTCCGGTCTGGACGGCCTGACCATCAAGGACGCGGTGCTTATCATCAAGAAGCTGTACAACGAGGGTGAGCTGGCCGCGATGATTACCCCCGAAACTGCCACCGCATACACCGACGCTCTGGCCGCAGCAGCAACGAAGCTCCCCATTGAGTTCTTCCAGTTGCTTCCCATCGGCGCAAGCAAAAAGGTACGCCAGACCGTACAGGCATCCCTCCGCAGCGCGACGGCAGAGGACGGCGACGACAAGGACGATCATAGCCACGTCATGAAGTTCGGCAAGCCCTATACCTACAAGGGCGAAACCTACACTTCCGTTGATCTGTCCGGTGTCGCCAACATGACCGGCATGAATGTCCGTCAGGCGGAGAACCGCATGGAGGAAGAGGACATTCGCGCAGCAGAAAAGACCCTGAACTACTACTACTGCTGCCTGATCGCTTCTATGGCGACCGGCAAGGATGTTGCGTTCTTCCTCGGCCTGCCCCTGTCGGAAGCTGTGCAGCTCCGCGCAGGTGTCAACCACAAGGATTTTTTCGCTTAAAGGGCGGCTACAAAACAATCAGAAAGGCGGCGATAGCTCTCGCCACAGTCACGCACACAAGCGCAGATTTTTACCTGAACTTGCCTGTGCGTGAGCTGGTGGAGATTCACGGGGAGGTTGCGGAGGAATGGCAAAAAATCAAGAACTAGAGCTTTCCATCCTGATCGGCGGTCACGTTGACAATTCGCTTGCGCAAGCGGTTAAGCTGGCGAACACGCAGATCGGGAGCGTTGCAAACGGAGCATCGAAGTTCGCGGCGAATATTGCCAAAGGCGCAGTAGCCGCCGCCGGTGGCGTAGCCGCGGGAGTGGTGAACACCACGAAAGAAGCGGTGGCGTTTGAAAGCGAAATGCTGGATGTGACAAAGTACGTTAGCGGCCTGACGGACGACAACGGAAAAGTCGTCAAGGAAAACTACGATGAAATGTCGAAAGGCATTCTTGATTTAAGCACCCAGATTCCGTACACCGCCGAAGAGCTGACCCGCCTTGCGGCTGCTGCTGGTCAGTCCGGCAAGAACATGGACGACTTGCTTGGCAAGGAGCAGTTCTTGAAAGACGTTGCCGAAATGGGAACGGCTATGGACATTTCCGCAGATCAGGCGGGCGACTGGGCCGCAAAGTGGGAAGTTGCGTTTGATACGGATCATGAGGGTGTCATGAAGCTGGCCGACCAGATCAACTATCTGGGTGCGCATTATGCGACGACCGCCGCAGAAATTGCACAGACGGTGAACGATACCGGCTCCCTTGGCATGATCGCCGGTATGGACACAGATCAAACGGCGGCACTGTCCACCGCTCTGCTGGCGATGGGCGTAAACTCAAACACAGTCGCAACGTCCATTCGCCGTATGTACACAAACTTGACGATGGGTTCCAAAGCAACAAAGGCACAGCATGAAGCCTTTGAAGAGTTGGGGTTCAGCGCGACACAGTTTGCAAAAGATATGCAAAAGGTCGATGCAAACGGCAAGTCCCTTGCACCGGAAGCATTGAAACGGCTCTTCACAGCAATAGGCCAGCAGGACGAGGATAAACAGGTTGGCTATCTGAAAACGCTGCTCGGCCAATGGGCCATTGAGAGCGGCGCAAAGCTGACCGGAAACCTCAAACTGTTCGTGGACACGCTGGACGATGTAAGCGATGCTTCTAAATACACTGGCAGTATGTACAAGGAGTTTATGCTGAAATGCGAAACCTCCGAATCCGTACTGGAAATGTTGAGCAACGCATGGCGGGCTGTCCGCATCGAGGTTGGAAACAATTTCCTGCCAATTCTGAAAGACGTTGCGGGGTTTGGGCTTGATAAGCTGAACGACTTCCGCGCAGCCCTGCCGGATATAACGGCACGGGTAAAGGAAGTAATCGAGTACCTGCTGAATAACGGCGACAAGGTAGCCGCCACAATCGGCGGCATCGGTGCGGCGTGGGCTGGTATGAGGTTCGCACCGCAGATTCTTCAAGTCGTCAGCGGGGTCACAAAGGGCGTGAGCGGGGCTGTAACAGGCGGCGGGGCGGCTTTCAATGGAATCCGCACCATCGCCAGCGGTATGGGCTATGGCGCGCAGATGGCAAGCATCCCGCCTTCGTCTGTTGGCCCGCAGCCCAAAAACTCACTGCTGAAAAGCATAGCAACAAGAGCAAACGGCGCGGGAATTGGTCTGTGGGCTACCATGAAAAACTTTACCGGACTGACAAAGGCTGACGGAAAGGATTTGGGAAAATCCAAAATCAGCTTTGTTCGGGATGTTATGGGCGCAACGGAGCGTGGACAAACCATCCGGCAGAGCTTCCCGGCCTTGAACCGAATTGCGGTTGCAGCAAGTGACCTTGGAAAAACAACAATCGGCTCTGGAATAGGAGCTGGTCTGAGCGGAACCGTCAAGGGCGCAATTACCGCTACCGGGAACGAGAAAGGACTTCTGGCAAAAGTAATTCATCTCCCGGCAAACATTTTCGGAAGCGCATTAAAAACCGGAGTGACGGGGCTGGCGAACGCGAATTTCGCAAACGGAACATCTCTTGGAAGAATGATCTGGCGAATGGGAAACGGAAAGGACACGGGGCGCGCTGCGCTGTCCTCGATGGGGTATATCTTCGGCCAGACAAAGCCGGGGCAGTTCCTTGGAAATATTTCGAGTGCTGTTGCAAAGTCCAGAATCGGACAGTTTGCGGGCGGCGTTGGAAAGTTTGTAGGCGGAACGGCGAATGTCACGAAGCAAATTCTCTCCGGCATTGCGGGACCGCAGGGCTTAGACCTTGCGAAAGCGTGGGGCGGTGTAAAAAACTTCGGCGGAACGGCCAAAACTGTTATAGGCGGAGGACTTAACAAAGCTGCTCAGTTCGCGGCTCCGGTGCTTGACTTCGGCGGAAAGGCATTCGGGCTGGGTAAAGCCGTGGCATCGCCCGTCCTGAAAGGCGGTTTCAACATCTTCGCTGGCCTTATGTCCACATTCGGCCCGGTGATTGCCGGTCTGGGCGGAGTGATTGCGGTGGTCAGTCTGCTGGGAGATCACTTTGAGGATATTCGCAAGATTATCGGACAGGTGTTTGGCGAAAAGGGACTGACGCTCTTTGATGGATTCACCGGGAAAGTGCAGGGCATCGCGGGGAACATCCACGATACCTTGAGCAATGCTTTCTCACTGGAAAACCTGCAAAACATCCAGCAAGGGTTAAGCGGAAAGAGCATCCTCGGAATTGACGATCTAGGGACTACGTTCGGTGCAGTGATCCCAATCATCGAATCGGTAAAGGGCTTGATCGGTCAGATCGTAGACCTCGGTGTGAACCACATTAAGCCGCTGTTGGCAGATGTGTTGAGCTTCGCGGTAAACGATTTGTTCCCGGCGGTGTCGCCGCTGATAAGCATGATTATCAGTCTGGTCGGCACGACACTGATAAATGCGATCAAGCTGGTGGTCGATGTAATCCACGGTCTGCTGCCGGTGATCGAGCCTGTGATCCAGTCCATTGTTGGGCTGATAAAAGGCATCGTGTCGGTGACGATTACGGTCGTCAACGGTATCATTCGCGCCCTGAATAGTTTCTCGTTCACGGTTCCCCAGTGGCTTGAAAATGTCCCGGTGGCGAAGGACTTCGCAGGTAAGACATTCGGCTTCAACCTGTCGGAAGTGGCAATGCCCGCTTTCGCCAACGGCGGCTTTACCCGCGGGGTGAGTATCGCCGGTGAAGCTGGCACAGAAGCCGTCATTTCTTTCAAGCCCAGTGTCCATGACAGCAACGTGGAAAACTGGGTGCGGGCTGGCCGTATGTTGGGCGTGTCCGGTGAGGATGCGACCCGCGCAGCCGGTGTGCAGAACGTCCAGTATTTTGCGAACGGCGGTTTCACCGACGGAAGCAAGGAAAAGCTGGACAAGTTGATCGACTTCTCCAACGCATACGGCGAATATGCACTCCGTTCCAACGGCATCAAGTCCACCGGTGATGTGGTGTCGATGATGTGGACGGTGGCAAACAACGCCATGTCCGGTGACGGCTCTCTGGCTCTGGCAGCTACCAGCATTGCCGCTGACGTTGCGCCGCTGGTACTGAACAAGTATTTTGGCGGAGACAGCACGATCACCTCTATGCTGACCGAAGCGGCAAAGACCTACAACGGCGGCACGGTGCTGTCGAGCTGGGAAAACGGTGTTCTGACCGACACCGGAACACCGCTCTATATGCTGTCGCAGAGGGACACCGAGAAAACCCTGCCGGATATGCCGTCCAGTGCCTACCGCGCCGCGGGCGGCGGTGACGGCGGAAGTTCCAGCAGCATCAAAGATTCCCAGTTTGTCTTTTCGCCGCACATCACTGTCGGCAGCGGGACAAACATGGAAGAGCTTGAACGTGAAATGCGGAAGCTGTTTGAAGAGTTCAAACAGGAAATGCGTGAAGAAGAGCGTGAACAGGGCCGTGTCAAATATGCTTCGTAAGGGGGTGGCCTGATGGCGTACACGACAAAGAGCGGCGACACTTGGGACGGCATTGCGAAATCCGTCTACGGTGACGAGCTGAAAGCCGATGTGCTGATGGCCGCAAACCGGGAGTACATCGAGATTTACAGATTCGATTCCGGCATTGAGCTAGTCACGCCGGACATTGAAGAAGAGGTGGCGGCAAACGATAACCTGCCGCCGTGGAAAAGGTAGGTGGTGATATATATGATTGCGATTCAGCCCAGAAAAACGATCCTGAAATTGGAGTACAACGACACCGATATTTCCGGGGACATTTCCGGGGATGTGGAGAGCTTCACCTATAACGACCGGGGAGCAGATTCGAGCGACAGCATTTCCATCAAGGTAAACGCGGTGGATGATAAGTGGATCAACTCGTGGTTGCCGGATAAGGAAGCTGTGCTACACCCGACACTCTGCACGAAAAACTGGATCGTGCAGGGTGACAGCACCCCGCTTGACTGCGGGACGCTGGTGGTGGACGATCTCAGCTATTCCGCTGGGCCGTGTGTGCTGACCATCGGCGCGGTGGCCCGTCCGAACGGAACGAGCTTTCACGAAAAAAACCAAGAGTGCGTCTGGAAAAAGACCTCCATCAAGCGCATCGCTCAGACCATTGCCGACCGGTACGGGCTGGGGTGCAGCATGGATGCCGAGGACGTGGACATTGCGTTGAAAGAGCAGGACGACACGGATAGTTCGTTCCTGCAAAAACTTTGCAGCACCTATGGCCTGATCCTCAAAACCTACCGGAGCAAAATCTGGATTTTTGATCGTGAGCAGTACAAGAAAAAGGATGCAGTAGCAACCTTTACCCCGGCGGACATTGTGCCTAACTCTTTGAGCTGGAACACAACGCTTTCCGGGACGTACACCGGCGGAGAGTTCACCTACTCGAACCAAAAAAAGAAAGTCAACATCAAGGTCACAATCGGTACTGCCGACAGGATGCTGAAACTGAACCAGTATGCGTCCAGCGAAGCGGACGCAAAAAGGCAGCTTCAAGCGGCCATCGACAACAAGAACCATTCGGCCACGACCATTTCTTTTTCGACGATGGGAAACCTGAGTCTGTGTTCGACCATGTGCATCAATATAAAGGGACTAGGGAAACTGAACGGGAAGTATTACATGGACACCGTGAGCCACACGCTGAACAAATCTTCCGGTCTGGTGACGAAAGTTTCTGCAAGCAGAGTGGGAGGGTAACAGCATGAGCAGCGTTATCCGAATTGGCTCTGTGTCCAAGGTGAACTACGAGGACGGAACCATTGAGGTTACATACGAGGATCGCGCCGATTCGGTCACGGATGAAATCTGCATGGTTTCCAATGCCATGTACCGGATGCCGGTCGTAGGCAAGCTGGTCTGCGTCCTCCACAACTCCGACAGTCAGGAAATGGGAACGTGCATCGGCACGATCTGGAATGAGGACAACAAGCCCGTCGAGGGCAAGAAAGGCCGCTACCGGCACGACTACAACGACGAGCAGGGAAAAGCATTTGAGCAGTACGACGGCGACACCGGCGACTACACGGAAACCATCGACGGCAATGTGAAAGAAACCGTTGGGAAGAACGTGGAGTACACCGTCAAGGGTGACATGACTTTCAAGGTGGGAAGTTCCACCGTAAAGGTGTGTCAGAACGGAACGGTTGAGATCAAGGGCGTTACGCTGAACTTCAACGGAACGACGGTGAACATCAAGGGATCGACCGTGAATATCTCTGGTGGCTCCGGCGATTGCAAGATCAACGGCATTTCTCTGGTAAACCACAAGCACACTCATTCTGGTGCGGCCACGGCTGGCCCGTATGTTGTTGCTGGCGAAACCGGAACTCCGACACCGTAAGGGGGGTGATCCTATGGCATGGGGAAGCATTGGATGCTATGCGGGACTGATATTTACGGTATCAAGTTGGCGTGTCTTGACACCTGACAATATCACCGGAAGTACATCAAGCAACTGGGCCACGCACAGTGTAATCGGCGGCAAAGACAAGAGCGAGTACACGGGGCCGGGTTTGAAGTCGTACCAGTTTGAAATCCAGTTGGTTTCAAAGCTGGGCGTGAACCCGCGCAAAATCTTTGACGCACTCATGAAGCACTGTGAAGCTGGAACGATTGACTACTTCATCCTGAACAACAAACCTATGTCGCAGAATCCGTTCAAGTTGACAAAGGTGACGACAGGCTGGGGTGCGGTGCATCGTTTCTGGGGACTGAAAGACGGTAAGGTTACTTTGACGTTGGAGGAATACGCACCGTGAGCGATGATATGGAAACTATGACGCTTGGCGGCTTCGACGTTGAGATTGAGCCGTCTGGCAAAACCGAAGAACTGGATATTTACAACTGTCTGCTGACACTCTATGGCAGCAAAGAGGGAGAACAAGCCCTTGACCGGGAGTTTGGCTTGAACATGGAATGTTTGAGTCTGCCTGCCGAAGCTGCACAGGCGGTGCTTACAGCAGAGATCATTCGCAAAACAAAGAAGTACGAGCCGCGGGCAGAAGTGCTGGAAGTGCAGTATGAAACGAGCCACAGCCAGCAAGGACGCATCCGGCCAAAGGTGGTGGTGCAGATTGTCTAACATTGCTGAGTTTGCCGATATACCGGAGTACAGCGTTACCGGAAACCTTACGTTGCAGGATGTAAGCAATCTGGTGACGGAAATCTATACCCGGAACTATAAGGCCGTGAACGGTACGGCCCCGCCCCTGAACAAAGCAGACCCGATTATGCTTACCCTGAAAAGCATGACGGAGCTGTACTATATGATGATTCAGATTGCGGAGAAGCGCACCCGCTGTGCGCTGCTGAAAACAGCGACCGGCGCAGAGCTGGACAACATGGGCTTGCCGTTTGGCGTGAAGCGCACCCCGGCAACCTATGCAACGGTGACGGTTCGCTTTACGCTGTCTGCCGTTCAGAAAACCGTTGCCATGATCCCGCAAGGAACCCGCGTCAGAACTGCCGCGGGTGTTTATTTTGCCACAATGGACTATGCACAGATCGACATTGGCAAGACCTATGTGGATGTGCTGGCACAGGCCGAAGTGGTAGGCGCGGGCGGCAACGACATTCCGCCCGGTGTTGTTGATACACTGGTTGATGCCATTCCGTATGTGGCGGCGGTGGAGAACACCGACACCAGCAGCGGCGGCGCAGACGTGGAGAGCGACGACAGCCTGACCCGCAGAATTTGGCTTTCTCCTACGACCTACTCCTGCGCTGGCCCCAAGGACGCTTACGAGTTCTGGGCTATGTCGTTCCGGTCGGACGTGGAGAGCGCAATCGCTGTCAGCCCGCGGAATGTTGCTTGTACGGTCTACATCTTCTTCATGCTGACCGGCGGCAAGATGCCGAGTGAAAAGGATATGACCGAAATGCAAACGTATCTGATGAACGAAGCCCGCCGCCCCATGACAGACCTTGTAATCTGCAAGGCCCCGGAGGAAGTGGAGTATTCCATTGACTTCACCTATTACATCGGTTCTGGTAATTCCAAGGGCGCAAGCATCGTTCAGGAGAACGTCGCCAAGGCCGTGGAAGAGTTTCAGGTGTGGCAGCGTTCCATTGGGAGGGATATTAACCCGTTGGAGCTGGCTTCCCGTCTGCGGGCAAACGGGTGGAGCTGCGCCAGCCGGTCTACAAGGTGGTCGAGAACGGGACTGATTCAGGGGAAGCCGTTGTGCAGATTCCGAAACTGAGCGGAACGCCGACGATCATCTACGGAGGTATCGAGGATGATTAACCTGCGGGACGCAAGGATCACGGACGGCCTGCCGCGGATTGTTGCAGAACAGCCGTGGGCGCAAGTCCTGTCCGCTGTCTACGGAGAATTGCAAGACCGGATGTTTGAATATCTCGACACGGGCATGACGTTCTCCGAAGTGGACACCTGCGACGAGGGTGTGCTGGATCAGATGGCCGTTTACCTCAAAATCGAGTGGTACGACTCCACCGCCGACGTGGAAACGAAGCGGAGAATCGTCCGAACGGCGATTGAGATTCAGCGGTACGCCGGTACGGTCAAAGCCGTCCGGGAACAGGCAAGTGCCGTGTACCCTGATTCCGAGGTAGAAGAGTGGTTCGACTACGGCGGCACTCCGGGCTTCTGGCGGCTGAACGTCAACATTACGGAAGCGGCGGCGCAGTATCACACCATCCGGGAAATGGAGGATTTGCTGGGCTACACCAAACGCCTGTCTGCTCACCTTGAACAGATCAGCTACATGGTGCGGCACAGCATCGGCGTTGGCGTGACGGTGGAGTGCATGGCTTACAAAGTGCCGGAGTGCGGTATTCCGTACTGCGGAACATACTGGAAGCCTGCCCAACTGGGCTACTCGACCGGCGCAGAGCTGGACGCAGCGGCGAACACCGGAGTGTTCCTTGCGTTCCCGAAAATCACCGGCACAATCCCGGAGGTGGCGACGAAAGGTTGGAGCGCAGGACAAGAGCTGCAAACCACCCCGGCGGTGGATGGCTACTCCATCACCCCGGCGGAAACCGGTAGCGGCGTGACCGGCGACCTGCCCGTTACCAGCACAAAGGGCTACACCGCCAATATGCCGCTTTACTCTGAAACCAGAGTGGAAGCATTCACCGGAAGTCCGGGAGAAGCGGGCGATTCGACCACCGGAACAAAGCCGAGCGCGGCAACGCTGGGAACCAGCGCAGCGGCCACGGCGGGCGGTCAGGTGAAAGTCGAAGCGTTCAAGATCACGCCGCGTGTCTGCGGCAAGACCTACCTGTAACAAGCTGCAACAGCCCGCAAGGGCTTTTTCTTTTGCAGAGAAAGGAGAAAGAGGATGGCTTTTTTTACGGATAATTTTCTGAATAACCGCCGCGCTGAACTGCTGCGGGCGGTCACTCGCTTCCAGTACCAGCTCAACAAGAGCACTTGGGTTGATGGCGAGATCAACAGCAAGGAGATTGCCGGGACTGCCGTGGTGGTCTATGTCAATGCACCGAGTTCCGGTGCAAAGGACACGATCACCGGTGTGCGCGTCTACGACAACAACGGTGTGCTGGCCGGGAGCCAGAGCGTGAGCCTGTCCCGTGACAGCATCAACGCCGGTCTGCTGCGGTTTACGTTCCCGCTGATCGAGGTCGAACCCGAAGTGCTGCGGCTGGCGGAAGCAAACGCAGAACTGGAAAAGACTTTCTGAGCAAGGAGGGATAGAAGAAAATGCTGATGTTTAAGAGAACCTTTTGGCGCAACCATGTTGAGGATCAGGACGGCAAGGTTATCCAGCAGGGTACATTGCTGGAACAGGATCAGTTCAACCGTATGGAGGTTGGTATCTCTGATTCCAACATGGCGGCGAACATCATCCACATTATGCTGCTCTGGTTCGGTCGTCGTCTGGGTGTGCTGGAAACGTCCAGCAACAGCCACGACACCGACATTGCCAGCATCAAGACCCTGAACGGCCAGCAGGACACCCGGCTGGCCGCACTGGAAAAGACAACCGGCAGTCACACCACAGACATTGCCAATATGAAAACCACCGACACCCAGCAGAACAGCCGCTTGTCTGCGCTGGAACCGGAGGTGGCCGCAGAGGTCAAGGAAGTCACCCTGAAAAACGGCAGCAAGTGGCCGTTCGGGATCAACGAGGTCAGCGTGGGACTGGCAAAGACCCGAAAGAATGCCAACTATGGCGTGGACGTGTACGTTAAGAGCTACACCGGCGGGCGGCTGGGGGACATTACCGTGTCCGGTAAGCTGACCAACGGTTTCAAGCTGAAACATGACGGCTCTGCTCAGACCGTCGTGGTCGTTGTGAGAGTAACGGGAGGTATGAACTGATGAATGTTATCGAACTGAACGAGGGCAGAAAGGTTGAGTATGAGCTGCGCGGCACGAAGCTGGACTTCGCAGACGGCACTCTGACCATGAACCTTGCCAAGTACCAGCGTGACTACCCTGTGACCAAGACCATCACCGGCGATGCCGAGGGCAATCTGCTGATCGACGGCAGCGACAGCCGCTTCTATGTCGCAGAGGTAGAAATCCCCGCAATCGAGTATGAGGACGTGGAGGTTGAGGGCGAAGCCGAAAACGCTACCATGACCGAAGCTGTGGAGGGTGAAACCGAAGCAGCAGAGGACACCACGGCGGAAGATACCGCCAACAAGACCCACATCGAGCGCAAGGCCAAGCCGCTGAACACCGACGACGTGACCCTGCGCCTGTGGTCTATCGAAGATTTTGACATTCTGTAAGGGAGGAAAAGACTATGGCAACTAACTTTGATGCTACCCGCCTTGCGGTGCAGACTGCATTCCCCACCAATGACCTGCTCTTTGACGACAAGGAAATGCCGTCCATCCATGTGTTTATCCCGAAGTTCCGCCTGTGCGATGTGCTGTCCACCCAGAGCACCGAAACTCACCCGGCGTTCATCGTGAACGGCAAGGAGATTGACGGCTTCTGGTTTGGCAAGTATCAGAGCACCTGCACCGACACTGGCCGCGCATACAGCCTGCCCGCAGAAGATCCCACCGTGTCCCATCCGCTTGACTGGTTTGTGACCCAGACCAACGCCAAGGGCGCGGGCTGGCACGAGATCAGCAATGCAGAGTGGGCGGCGGTCGCGCTGTGGTGTCACAAGCACGGCTGTGAGCCGAAAGGCAACAACAACTACGGCAGGGATAGCTCCGAAACCTACTACGAAGCAATCCCTGTCCCCGGTGTGCAGGACAACGGCAAGACCGCCCGCGTCCGTACCGGCACTGGCCCGCTGACGTGGAGCCACAACGGGCGCATGGACGGCATCTGGGACATGAACGGTAATATTTGGGAGTGGTGCATCGGTCTGCGTCTGGTCAAGGGCGAGTTGCAGATCATCCCCAACAACAACGCCGCCGACAACAGCGTGAGCAACAGTGCATCCAGCAGCGCATGGCGGGCAATCAAGGCCAGTGACGGCTCTCTGGTTGCACCGGACGGCAACGGCACGACTACCGGAACCATCAAGCTGAACTACACCGGCGGTCACTGGGAGTGGGACACCACGATCAGCGATTCCAAGGACGAGAGCCGTGGTGCGCTGTTCAAGAATACTACTGCTGCATCCAGCGTGGGCGATGCCGCAAAGCTGATCCTTATGTCCCTTGCCCTGATGCCGGACACCGGCCTGACTGGTGAGGGCATTGATGTAAACTACGGCAACGACAACTTCTGGGCGAACAATGCCGCTGACGAGCGGTGTCCGTTCCGCGGCGGCTCCTGGGTCAGTGGCGGGGGTGCCGGTGTGTTC